AGTTGAGTGAGGTCCTGATTGAAGATAACGTCCTTCATCAAGCCCTGTATATTTTTCGAGATCGTCTCGAGGTTTACGTCCCCAATTTTATCCGTTCCAGATACCGGTCGGATACCGTCAGGACCCAAGAAGAGGAGGTCTCCCCCAATTTCCACGACACTATCAGCGGCAACACACCCAAGATCATCTGTTACAGACGCAACCTGAAAGTCTGCGATACTTGTGCCCGCGAGCTTCTTGATGTTGTTCCGGCCGAAGATGTACAGTTCATCGCGGAAAGGCTTGATCTGTACAATATCGAAACCGACATTAATACTACCAGCACCACTTGCAGGAGAGAAGTCATCCTCATTCAAAGGAGCTGAAAAGTAGAGCTCTTGAGGATTTGCAGATGCACCGGCTAAAAAGATGTGATTTTTAAACGACTGCCCCACCGAAGGATTGGTAGGCGCATTTGCGTGAGTTATCTGGGTGTACGTTGTACCGTCGTAGTACGCCGCAGGATTAGCACCATCTAAGAGTAGTATTCGTTCACCTACCCAATTGTAGCGCACCATCTTAACTTGAGAAACACCAGTCATGTTAACGCTAGCAGGAGTCGTCACAGGAATCCACGCCGGGTAGGCTGTACCCCCGATAATTGTTCCTGACACGTCATATCTGTAGAAGTAGTCCGTCCCTGTCTCCGGTGCCCTAACAGCAAAGAACGAATCATTGATGTTATTGGCGACACAGACTCCGAGTACAGGTCCTGTACCGGGAACTTCTGGTTGATAACTAAAAGTAATTGCACCAGACAAATCGATGTCAACGTAGTTGATTAGCTTTTCAAATCCGTTGATACGACGGTAGCCCCCAAAAATAGAGGGCTCGTAGTTGATCAGGGAGATTGCACTACCGGGCTGTTGTTCTCCTTGGTACAGAACGTCTTGGTTGGTGTTTAAACCCCCCTCGCACGATACTGTTACTACCTGTAGATCATCAGCCATTTATCGGACTACTCGGGATACAAACTCTGTAGGGAAATCTAGAAGAACGCGTCTCATGTACTCCAGCCCATCCCGGAACTTCTGTACGTGAAACTGTACGGCCTGTTCGTTGGAGCGGAATCGCATCATGTGAGTTAACGCCCCTTCAATAATAATAAAGTCAAAACGATCAGGAATAATGGTCGTATCGTCGTGGTTTACGAGTGGATTAGGGAAGGAGAAGTAGCTGTGGCGTATTTGATACGCTCTGTCTGGGACAGGGCTCACGCCAAACTTGTTGGCCTGTGTCTGGTAGATTAACTCAGGCTGTCCCCGGTCAGATACAGAGGAGTTTTCATCGTCTTCTCGATACCCTCTATTGTACTGGTCTAAGCTCAATACATCAAGTTTTTTTGACTTAACTTCGGGGGTAAGAGTGTCGTCCTTACGTAAAAAGAAGGAGTCCCAGTCTATGACGTGTGTATCTGCGGTGTAGTTGTACTCTTGTGTACCCGGAACTAGCGTCACTGTACGGGTAGAGTGCATGAACGGCCACTGTTGAACGTAGGAGATAATCTCTTTGATGGAAGCGTTAACAGAATCTTTTGCTACCGCCTGTATATTTCGTACGTCAGCAAAGTCGGCACTCGTAATAGTAACCTCGTTAATTCGACGCAGAACCGTGTTAGTCAAGTTTAAGTACGTTAGTGACATCTTTTATCTCGGTGTTAGGAAGAATTCTTCGACGGTAACCATCGCGTCGACATGGGGTGTGGCTCCGGTCGCTGTGATGTGGAAAACGTCACCGGGTTCCATGACAACAATGCCATCGCTAAATTGTACGTACTCGCCCGTGCCCATGTTCTTTCCGCCTACGATGTGCTGGTGAGTACCGTCCGCACGGTCAAACTCTACGTCGACTGTTACAGTCCCCCCTACATTTGAGAAGAAGAGCAGGGACACGTGTGCCTGACAGTTTGCGGGGCAAGTGTATATGGTCTCTTCTTGAGCGTCTACGGTGCACTCTACATTTACGGTCCGCATCCGACTCGAGTAGGGCGTGTTAAACACTTAGACCCACTCCCCTGTAGCCATCGCTTGACAGAGACGCTCAGCCCGACGACCTACTTGTCTAGCCCACTTTGAATCCATCATTTGGTCTGCGGCTTCTTCCCAGTCCTCGTCTTCGATGGCATCCCACATTTTCTGGAACTTCATCAGGGTTGGGATGCCTAGATTGAAACCCATGTCAACAAGCACACGCTGACGAACAGAATCAAGTCCAGCCACTTCGGGTTTTCTCTCAAGAAGTTCATCTTCAACGATCATGATATCTGTCTGTAGCAAATACCGCGCTTCGTCTTCCGTGATGCCACGCTCTTCAATGTTTCGACCTACACCGATAGTTAGCTTGTCTGCTGTACAACGGTATGGTTTCAACTCCAACCCTTCGTGGTCGATGAGTTGATCTTCGAGGTCTTTAAGGGTGTATTTCATCATGTTAGCAATTCCACTTCTTGCGTGACCAGTAGTTGGCTGAGAATTTATCGTCCGTTCCTTTGATTCCGGAAGAACGAGCGCAGTAGGATTTCTTGTTGGCTTTCTGATCTTTCTTGATGCTCATATCAGGATCACCAAACCGGACCAGCTTAACTTTGTCTCCCTTCTTTGCAAGTACTGCAAACTTCTTCGGACCATTGGGAGTTCTCTTCGGTTTGTTGTAACCGGAAAACTTCTCACCCCGATATTCAACCGCCACGTGCTTTACTCCATCGTTGTGTATAGCCACCCATTGCGGCACGATGTCTTGCTGTCTTCTCCGCAATCTTCTTGGGTTGCTTTACGTGTTGTTTCCCGGATGCTTTTCCGGCTCGCTTTGCTCGGGTAGTTGCGGCGTATTCTTGGGAAGAGAGGGATTCTCTTGCACTCTTGGGGAGGTACCTTTCACCGGTCGCTTCCGAACCCTGTGTCGATGGCTTGCCACTTTTCGTTCCCCAGTCTTCTTTAGTCCAGTTTTTTAGGGACTTCTGAGGGGCCTTCATGATGTGTAGCCACCGCCAGCATCTTTGTATTGCTTCGCTACCATCTGGGCTTTGCGGGCTGACCACTGTCCGGGTGCTCCGCCTTTCCCTCCGGCTTTGACTTTGTTAAAGATTCGTTTTCGCATACCCGGCTTGGTGTAGTTGCCGGCCTCATTGACACGGCTCTCTCCTCCACTCGCCATACGAGCTCTTGACCACCGTTCTGTGTAACCACCCATCTTCTTTTTATCATACGCCATGTATATGTACCCCTGCGGTACCGTTGGTGCGAGCCTAAAGTAAAAGTTTCTTTATGTCAACACCCCACATGTATTTTTGAGATGCTGACGTAAAGAAGGGGCCCGAAGGCCCCAACTTAGTGGTACTTAAAGTGCAGTACCTGTAGCGGCGTCAGTGTCGATAACACCACGAACAAGACCTTCTGGGCGAAGAACCTTGCGGCCGAATACGTGGAGACCACGTACGATGTCAGCGAACGTACCAGTGTCACGTACGACTTCTGTCTTAGCGATGTGCGATGCAGTCGCTGTAGAAGACATGTGACCAGCAAGTACGACGTTTTCATCATCGAGCTGTGACGCGATAGTTACAACATCAGTACCAGTGTTGTTTAACGCCGTTGTCTTGTAGCAGTTCATGCCTGCAATGTTACCCTGCATAACGAGACCGTTACGGAGAGGTGAACTTGCATCACCAGTGACCTGTACTTCTGCGAACTTAGAGCCTGCCTTGAACAGGATTTCATAGAATGCAGGAGGTGCTACGAAGAAACGATTTTCTTCTGGGATTGAGTTGTCGTCCAGAGCACGAGCCATCGCCAAGATTAAGTTGACAGCAGTGTCGCCGCCAGTTGCACCTGAGATGTCGATACCGCCAGCCGCTGTACCATATGCGGCACCAGTAGTACCCGCACCGTCAGCCATTGCTTGGAGGACGTTAGCATCGTACTTACGCTTCAAGGAGAACGCACCTGAAGATGTAGCCAACGCTTCAAAGTTAACGTGTGACTGACGCTCTTCGATGTCGTCGATCTTGAACGCGAAAGCATTCGCTTGGTCTACAACCATTGTGATCTGATCGTCTGCTAAGTCCTGTGGAGACACAGTTGCGCCACGAGAGTATGCAGAGACAGTGATTGTAGGCTCTTTGATGATACGNACTGTGTCACCGTAGTTTTCGATTTCACCAGCGTAGTCAGTGTTGGTGATGTCTTCTACTACAGAAGCACGACGGAAAAACTTCAGGACTTTCTGTGAGAA